TGGCATCCGTAGAGAAAGTTTTGTTTTCATGCCTGACGATTCGGGGAGGGGCGATGCGTTCCGAATTGCTGATTAATGACAAGCCGAGCCGCGACATCGCACTCGTAGCGAATGCGATCAGGAAGCGTTGGCCGATCAAGGCTGCTAACGCTCGTGAGCTTGTGGATCGCCTGCTGGACATCACACGCAAGACCACGGTCACGGTCGCAACCAAGGACGGCGTTGCCACCGTCGAGGCTCCCGCTGACGTGAACGCCATCGCAGCGGCAAGGGTGCTTGTCGCGATGGTCGGACAAAACGAGAAGGCGGCAGAAGGGCCAAAGGCCGGTCCCGTGATCAACGTAGGAGTCCAAGTGGATGCACGATCTGACGACCGACGAGATCGAATTTTGCAGATCGCTGAGCGAGTCCGAGCTAGCCGAATTTCTGTCGAGCCTTCATCCGGATGAATTCGACTCGGCTGTCGAGCAGATTGCCGGAGGCGAGTGGCAACCGGGTCCGCAAGAGGTGACGGGAGGCAACTACGCTGAGGCTCGTTCAGCCCGAGCGGCGGCAGTCATCAACGCGAAGACTGCGGCGGCTCAAGAGATCGGCCCGTTGCCTGCTGTGGTCGATCCTCAGCGACGTGAGCGATGTTCAGCGGACCTTGAGTTGTACGCCATGACCTACTTCGCCCCGACGTTTTATCTGCCGTTCGCGCCGTACCAAGTATCGATGCTCGACGCGTTCCAAAACGTCATCGAGTCGGGTGGGCGAGAGTGCCATGCCGTGCGGCGTGGCGGTCTCAAATCGACGATTGCCCGCGTTGCAACTCAATGGGCGGTCACCAATGGCCATCGACGCTTTCCCGTCCTCGTTGGTGCGACAGACGACAAGGGCAACGAGCATCGAGAGAACTTTTTCTCTCTGCTAGCTGCATCGCCTATATTGCTCGACGACTATCCCGAACTGGTGCCGCTCATGCTGAAATGGCGACAACCGAAGCGGCAATTCCGCCTGAATGGCCGGTTGCTCTCCGTGCATCCGAAGGACGCGCGAAGCCGGATCGTGTTCGCGGACATCCACGAGGCCGCGTCGTGTGAGGCTCACATTGCACCGTATTCGGTCAACGCGACAGACGTGAGCGGTCTCAGTTATGTGGACCGGTTCGGCGTGACGATCAGGCCTGACTTACTCGTGTTCGACGACGTTCAGACGCCACAGTCGGCCAAGTCGCCGCTGATGACCGAAGAGCGCGAAGAAGCGATCACCAAGACGTTCTGCGGTCTGGCCGGACTCGGCGAGAAGCTGGCCGCGATCATGGTCTGTACGGTGCGTGAACACGGAGATTTGACCGAACAGTTTCTCTCGCGCGAGAAGCATCCCGACTGGAGCGGCTCGAAGTACCCGAGCGTGCTTCGCCTCCCCGACAGAATGGACTTGTGGGACGCCTACGCGGTCAAGCTGGGGCAGGGCGACGACCCGACCGAGGGCAAGCAACTCGCGACCGAGTTCTATAGAACGAACCGAGCCGACATGGACGCGGGCGGGCAGGTCGCATGGGAATTCGACAAGCTTCCCGAAGAGGACACCGCACTCCAAAGCCTGATGACCGTGCGGGCACTCGACCCGAGTTTCTTCCGCTGCGAGATTCAGCAGGAAGGCTTGGTGCCGGTCAACACGAGCGGCGTGAAGCTCGACGCTCAGACACTGCTCAAGCGGCTGTCAGGCGTTCCTCGTGGCGTCGTGCCGGCTCAGTCGAGCTACCTGACGGGATTCATCGACTCGTCGGATCAGGTGCTGTGGTGGGCTGTCGTGGCTCACGCCAAGGACTGCACGTCGTGGCTCGTCGATTACGGCACATGGCCGAATCAAGGCCGTCCGGTGTTCTATAAGAGCGACCTCGCGGCGACCATCAGCCAGCAAATGCCGGGGGCTTCGTGGGAAGAGGCGTTTGTCCACGCTCACAACGAATTGGAGCATCATCTGTTGACGGACTGGACGACATCGGACGGGCAATCAAGGCCACTCGACCTGCTGCTTAAAGACTGGAGCGACGGCGGGCAGAAACCTCGCATCGAGTCACAGATCGCAGCCAGTGCGAACAAGACCCGCATCCGTCCGACGAAAGGATTCGCACCTAAGCCGGGACGAAAGCCGGTGCATCTGTGGGGCGACGGTGTGAGGGATCGGCACAACGGGCAGGGCTGGGTTGAGCGACGCAGCGAGACGCCGGTGCATGTCCAGTACAACGTCAATGAATGGAAATCACACGCTGCCAGAAGGCTCCTGACGACCGTAGGCGCACCGTCCGCTATGTTGCTGCCAGGCGACGACGAGCGAGCGAACCGACTACTCGCCGAACATCTCACAGCCGAGCAACCGAAAACGATCATCTACGACGGGGCAGGAGGGATTGCGTGGCAGGCGATACCCGGCCGGGATAATGATTGGTGGGACTGCATCGTCGGAAATTGCATGGCTGCGAGCATGTTGGGCTGCACGTTGAACGGTGAGAAGGCTGCGGCCAAGGTTGTCAGGACATTCGCACTACCGGGGGCACGCCGATGAAAGAGTTCCAGCTTCCAGGCGTCGGGTTAAAGTGCGGAGCGTGCGGGGCGATATTGCCAACCGTCTCACGCACTATGAAAACCGAGGGATTCGTAACGCGGGAACGAGTCTGCGTGTCGTGCGGCAAGGTCAACACGACATCCGAGCGGGTCATCAATTCTCGCGACATGAGAAGATACTGCTCGCATCCTTGCGAGTGAAACGCCAGATATAGCAAAGTCGCGTTGACTATAAACTGCGGGACATCATGATTGCATTCGTTCCTTGGATAACTACCAAGCACGAGTCCAATCAATGTCAGCGATCAGCGATCAACTCGCCGCCGAGGCTCTCAAGGCCGCGTCTGTCAGCAATGACGGGACGACGGTCTCACGCCGTTCTCTGAGCGAGTTGATTGCCTACGAAAACCATCTCACCGCGAAGGCGGCAACGGCGGCAACGCCTGCCAGTCTGTTCCGTGGGATGAACGCGAAGTTCGTCGCACCGGGGGGCCACTAATCATGTGGCCATTCACCGGCAAACGACAGCAGGCTCGACCGCTACAAGCGAAGTTCGACCTCGCACAGACGACGGCCGATAATCGAAACCATTGGGCGAACTCCGATAATCTATCGGCTCGTGCGGCCGTGTCTCCAGCGGTGCGGAAGCTAGTTCGCAGCCGCTCGCGATACGAGTCAGAGAATAATTCGTGGTACGCGGGCATCCTCCGCACTGTGGTCAATCACGTCTGCGGCAACGGACCTCGCCTGCAATTGCTAACGGCCGATCCGGCAGCGAATCAACGCATCGAACGTGCATTCACACGCTGGGCCAAGAGCATCGACTTTGCGGATAAACTCCGTGTGATGGTCGAGGCATATTGGCGAGACGGCGAAGTTTTTGCGATGCGAGCGGAACGGCTCCGCAACTATCCGATGACGCTCGACGTGCGGACGTTTGAAGCCGATCAAGTTGCGGCCCCGTGGTATTCGCCAGTCTATAATAATCACTTCCTCGACGACGGGATTCGGTTCGATCAATCCACGAACGAGATCGACCTGTACGTCTACGACCATCATCCCGGCTCGAATGTCCCGCTCTCAAACCTGACGGGCAATTGGTATTCGTCGCGCGAAGTGTTGCATCTGTTTAGGGCCGAGCGACCGGGGCAAACCCGGGGCATTCCTCGCGTCACGCCTGCGTTGCAGACGCTGCCGATCATGCGACGGCAGGAACTCGCGACTCTGTTCTCGGCCGAGACTGCCGCCAACTTCGCGATGTATCTCAAATCGACATCACCCGCGATCGACCCGAGCGCGTCGCCTGCCGACTTCGCCGAGATCGAACTTGCACGCAATATGTTGACGACCCTGCCCGCTGGGTGGGACTTGGGACAGGTCAAGCCGGAGCAGCCTACAACGCAGTTCAACGCATTCCAGATGCAGTGCCTGCAATCGTTCTCTCGCTGCACCAACATGCCGTATACGCTCGCGGCAGGGACCGGCAAGGACGCGAACTTCTCGTCCTTCAAGGGCGACATGAAGAACGTCTGGGAGCCGGAAGTACAGGTCGAGCAAAGCCGCGTTGAGTTCGCGATTGTCGAGCCGATCTTCCGTTGGTTTCTTGAGTCGGCGGTTTACGTGACGGGCTTGCTCGACGGCCTGCCTGCCATCGAGGACATCGACCATCGTTGGCACTGGCCACCACTACCAGAACTCGATGCTGTCGATTCCGCGAACGCTGCGGCTATCCGCATGTCAACTGGTCAGTCAACTCCCACAGATGAACTCGCAAGGCGTGGTCAAGACTGGGAAACAGAATCAAACCGTGCGGCTTCAGACTTCGGGGTCGATGTCGCGACCTACAAGGCCGCTGTGTTCGCGAAGACGTTCGGCCTCGTGCCGGGCCAGCCTGTTCCGGGTGCAGCGACATCCGACGCGGCAGGAGCCGCACCAGTGGCCACGGCTGGGGCGTTCGTCGGGACCAAGCGACGCGACTTCGCCAACAACCAGAAGGCCACGGTTGATGTCCTCACAAGCATGAACGAGGGGACTTCCGAGGTACTGACCAAGGCCAGCTTGATGCGGCTCGGTTGGTCTGCCGAGGACGCTCAGTTCCTGATTGACGACGCTCGCGACGGTGCGATCACGTCAACGCAACTCGACCCGCTCGCGAGTCAGGCGGTGCCAGCATGAAGCCGATCAACATCGCATCGACGATCACGATCAAGGCCGCGAGCGGCAAGGCTCGTCGGTTCTCGATCCTCGCGTACAGCGGCGGGCTGCTCAACGTCGATGGCTTCCCGTTGCCCGTGATCGTAGACCTCGCCGGACTCAGCACTCCGAACAACGTGCCGATCCTAATCGACCACACGAAGTCAGTCGAAGCGACTCTCGGAATCACCGACAGCATCGTCAACGACGGGCTGTCCCTGACCCTTGGTGGAGTCGTGACAGGGCAATCGGCAACGGCTCAGCAGGTCATTGCACAGTCGGCGGCAGGCCACACCTGGCAGGCATCCATCGGGGCGATGGTTGGTGACTCCGAGGACATCGCGGCCGGTCAAATGGTCGAGGTCAACGGTCAGACATTCGTCGGGCCGGTCATTGTCGCAAGGCGTGCGACGCTCAAGGAAACGTCAGTCCTTCCAATGGGAGCGGACTCAACAACGACCGTGAACTTGGCGGCCCGTGCTGCCTCATTTTTGAAAGGCTCCGCAATGGAACCGATGACTTTCGAAAGCTGGGTGGAGTCTCTCGGATTGGATGCTTCGACGCTCTCGCCTGAAAACACTGCCGCGTTTCAACTCGCTTATGAATCAACGATGGCTCCGGCCGCGCCTGTCGCGGCGGCTCCCGTAGTGGCTCCGCCGGTAGCTGCTCCTGAGATCGCTCCAACCGCATCGGCAGGAGCAAGCAAAATGGACATTCAGGCGACGGCTGCGGAAGGCATCAAGAACGCGAACAAACTGGTCGCGGAGAATATGCGACGCAACGCACAGATTCAGGCCGCTGCTGGTGGGAATCATCTCATCGCCGCGACTGCAATTGAGAACGGATGGAGCGTAGAAAAGGTCGAGCTGGAAGTGCTGAAGGCGTCCAACGCGAAGACGCGTCCGACCTCGTTCAGTGCGGCACAGAACTCCCCTGAGAATATGCCGAACGTGATCGAAGCCGCGTTGTGTTCGACTCGAGGTCTGACGAATAACGGTCGCAAGCCGGGTGTCGTCGCGTTGGAAGCACAGTACGACGACAAGACACTGCAAGCGGCTCACTCGCAGTATCGTGGCTCGGTCGGTCTGCAACAAATCCTGATTCAGTGTGCAATGGCCAACGGCATGCAAATCCAAGGCGGGACCAAGGTCACGTCTGGCAACCTGCGCGGAATCCTCGCGGCCGCTTGTCCTCGCAATGACGGCCGCGACCTGCAAGCCGGGTTCTCGACCGTCAGCTTGCCGGGCATTCTAAGCAACGTGGCCAACAAGGAAATTTTGCAGGGCTATATGGAAGAGGATGCAACTTGGCGTGAGATAGCTCAGATCAAATCCTGTAACGATTTCAAGACCGTCACGAGCTACAGAATGCTCGATGACATGCAGTACGAAAAGCTCGCACCGGGCGGCGAGATCAAGCACGGCAAGACCGGCGAAGAGTCGTTCACTCGCTCGGTTGACACCTACGCGAAGATGTACTCGCTCAACCGCACGGACATCATCAACGATGACTTGGGTGCGTTTGACGATCTCCGCAATCGCATCGGAGCGGGTGGAGCCATGCGGCTCAATGACCTGTTTTGGACGACGTTCCTTGCCAATTTGGGAACGATATTCACTGCAACTCGCACGAACTATATCACAGGTGCGACGACCAATCTCGGAACCGATGGCGTCGGGTTAGGACTGGCTCAGAAGGCGTGGCGACAACGCACTAGCCCAGCGGCTGACGGCTCCAAACGAGTCAGCGGTCAGGCTAAGTTCCTGCTCGTTCCGCCCGAGTTGGAGACGGTTGCGGACGCTCTCTACGTCGCTCGCAACCTGAACGCCGTCAAGGTCAGCGACGCGAACACGTTTGCCAACAAGTATCAGCCGATTGTGGCGAACCAGTTGAGCGATTCGGCCTTCAGCGGCTACTCGACCACGGCGTTCTATATCTTGGGCGACAAGTCCAAGGGAAGCCCCGTTGTGGTCTCGTTCCTGAATGGCCAAGAGACTCCGACAGTCGAATCGGCTGACGCTGACTTCTCGACGCTCGGAATCCAGTTCCGTGGGTATCACGATTTTGGAGCGGACCTGGGCGACGGCTACCTCAACGCCCTGATGAGCAAGGGTGCCGCCTGATAGTTGAGTGACTCGACGCGATTTCTCCAATTCAAACTCTGACCTCAAAGGAAAAATACTATGGCTCAAGTGCCAACGATTAACGGACCAGATGGAAACTCGATTGACTACACGCCGAGCGTGGCAGTCACCGGCGGTGACGTGGTTGTCCTCGCTGGGATCGTCGGAGTCGCGACGACCGACATCGCAGCCAGCGATCTCGGGTCACTCTCTGTGACCGGACTCAAATTCGTTCCCAAGACTACCGCCGCGTGGGTGGTCGGTTTGCCGGTCCACTGGAACGCATCCGGCGACCCTGACAGCGGAACCGCTGGAACGGGTGCGGCCAACCAGCTTGGCAACGGCGTTTACATGGGGCTGGCGGCTCTCGCTGCTGCCTCTGGAGATGATCGCGGCTATGTATTGCTGAACGCGGAAGGCGGTTCCGGTGCAAACTCGTCAGTGACGGCGACGACCGGCGGGGCAACTACGGGACTCATTCCCGCGAGTGCCACGTTCGCGACCGTCACCAGCGACTCGGCCGACAAGCAAATCAGCCTGCCAGCGGGCTACGTCGGCAAGGTGTTGCGGGTTCTCGTGGGAACGACTGCTTGCGAACTGATCTCCGCAGTCGCGGCCGACAAGGTGAACGAAGTCACTGTCGGTGCCACGAATGAACTCGCGCTGACGGCCGAGGCTCTTTATACGTGCGTTTACACGAAGTCTGGATTCTGGATTGTCAACGGTCAAACGAAACTCGGCGCGGCTCAGGCTGCGTTGGTGCCTGACGCTCTGTGATGATTGATGTCGGTGACGCGGGATAGGAAAGTGGTAATCCGCCAGTCTCATAAACTGGAGATCGTTGGTTCAAATCCAACTCCCGCCATTCGGAAGGCTGATAGATGTCGAGCATGGACAACGATATCGGCGATATGGTCACCGACCTGCTGACAGCAGCAGGCGACGCCTATACGTATCGCAATGGTGCGGGCGGTGCGACGGCCACAGTGACGGCCGTGAAGTCATCGCCGCCATCGTTCCAGATCGACAACGGAAACGGGCTATTGATCGAAGTCCGGCCGGTTGAATTCAAGATGCTGACGAGTGCCTTGCCCTATGGAAACCCGGTCAAGGGGCAACGGCTTGAACGCGGTGGCAGCGTGTGGGAAATCCAACCCACAACGGGCGAAAAGTGCTTCTATCAACAGTCGCCGCAGATGACGCGGATTCATTCCAAATTGATATCAGGGACCGGCTGATATGGCAGCAGTAACAGTGGCTCCCGCCGTGGAAGCGATGATCGCGATCCGAGACCGCATCAACAGCGGCACGGCTTACGTCATCGAGTTGGAAGCGGAATACAGCGAACTGCAAGTTGACGAATTGGAGTCGGTGGACGGCCTGCGAGTCGATGTGACGAGCGAGGATGAAACGCAGTTGGCCGAGACGTTGGCGCTCGAAGATCGGACCTCGCACAACCTGCGAATCTGGATTCGCTCGCCATTGGAGCGACGAGATAACGACGAACTCGACCCGCTCAAGTTGGTCGTGCGGCAAATCTATCAGAGGGTCAACAACTACGACTCGGCAGACGGTCGTGTGAGAGTGTGGGCCTGCGATCTGGAATCGAAGCAAAACCCCGACAAGGCGATGATGAATCAGCAAGGTCTGTTTGTGTCGTCGATCACATTGCGGGTGGAAGTCGAGGCAAGCTGATGGCTCGCACGATCCTGACTGGTGACAAGGAGATCGAAAAGACGCTGGCGAAGCTGGCGGACAAGGCTGGAGACAGGGTGGCTCGAAATGCACTTGGGGCCGGACTGGCGAAGGTTGCAAAGGCCATGAAACAAGCGGCCCCTGTCGGCAAGACGGGAGCAGTGAAGGCCAGTATCGGCAAGCGAAATGAGAAGAGTCGGAAGGGTGTTTTTGAGGCGAAGGCAGGCGTGAACGTCGGCAAGAAAACGAAGATCAAAGGCAAGTTCGCTCCTCACGCTCACTTGGTCGCACTCGGCACGAAGCGACGACAACGCAAGGCAATCGGCGGGCGATTCAGCTACCTGAAGAACCCGACACCGCAACAGCTATCAACGGGCACGATGCCCGCCAACTCATTTATTCGGATGGCCTATGAGTCATCGCGAAGTGCCGCACGAACGGCAATGACCATCGCCGCAAAGCGATCACTCGGCCGAGAATTGGCCAAAGCCCGCAAGAAATAAAGGAGCCGATCAGATGGCAAAAAATCGAGGCAAGGGCACAGTATTGGCTGTCGAGATCAGCAGTGTCTACACGGCCATCCCGCAGTTGATTTCAATCGACAAATCCGGCGAGGCGTCCGAGACCTATAGCGGCCGGACCATCGACGGGACCAAGCATTCCGACATGCCGAATACGGGATATATCAGCAACCCGACTATCGGCGGTGAGATGTTTTTTGACTCGGGCAACGCGGTTCACACGTTCCTGAAAACGTCGATGCGGACGCCACCATCAGTGACACCGTTCGGCATCAATTTCAAGCTGACTGATACGGCGGCAACTCCAGTCGTGGAAATTTGGAACGTGACCGGAATCGGCGTGGACGAGAAGTACGCGACCGACGACGGCGTGAAGGCCACGATCACTCTCCAGACTTCAGGCGACAACTCGTAAGGCGAACCAATGCAAGCGATCTATTTGCTCGACCAGTCCGTGAACATCCTCAACGTGCCGAATGCGTGGAGAGACAAATGCCAACCGGTGCTGGACGCGGCTGGCGATGTTGTCGATTGGATCATTCCCACGGGGACCATCGTCGAGGGTGCAGAAGCCCTCCTGCGAGTCAGCACGGGCCAATGCACGCCGTTCGACGAAGAGTGTGTCGCGGCGGTCGGAGCAACGCAGCAGCAGCTTGAGGCAACGCAGCGGCAGTACCTCGCCGCGAGCGTTGGCATCAAGGGCAAAAAGGACATGGAACTGTTCATGGCCGGCGTGATCGAAGGCTACGGGCCGAAGACGACCGATGAGAACCCGGTCTATCTTCCGGGTGCGAACTATGACGCATGGCAGGCCGCGAAAGACAAACTCAAAACCGATAAGGGCACTATCTGATGGCGTCAGTATTCGACCGCATTGAGAAGCGGGCCGCGTTGCCCGTCGAAGGCTGCGATGGAGTGTTCGTTCGTGAGCCGCTGATCGGTGAGTTATCGCTGTCGCTGTCGATGCCCGAGGCTCGGCAGAACGGGATGTTATTCGCGTTCTGCGTGGTCGATGCGGACGGCGTGCCGGTGATGGCTCGTAACGAGGGCGAGACCGATGAGGCGTTCTCAATCCGGGCCAGTGACGCTGCGAAGCTGATGCGGTCGAGCGTATACGCAGCGGTGCGAAAGGCCATCGGCCAACTACTGAATCCGCAGGCTCCCGAGGAACTTGCAAAAAACTGATGTCGGACCCCGAAGTCCGCTTTGCTGCGGAGTTCGGCAGGTCCGTGAATCGCTGGGACTGGTGGAATCTACGAAACGAACACACGCCGTTTCAGTGGGCTTTACAGCGGACACTTTACAGGATCGCACCATACGGCGAGCAACGAGCAGACATGCGGGCCGCGATGATGACGGCCAATCTGATGGCCATGCAATCGAGCGAGAAAATACCCGAAGAACAGTTCTCGGAGATGGTCAAGTCGCTGAGTTCTTATCTCCGCGATGAGTCGGATTACGAAGACCAAGACGACATTGAAGCGGCACGAATGATCGCACGAAAGGACGAGTAATATGGCTGGTATCGGCGATCTCGTCGCGAATCTATCTGTGGACAACAAGGGTTGGACCAAGGGTCTGGACTCGGCCAAGTCGTCGATGTCGTCGTTCTCATCGAGTATCGGCGGCATGGTCGCGCCGATTGCCGGTGCGTTGGCCGGCATCTGGGGCACGTCGGCAGCGATTGGCGGCTACAAGACCGCGTTGGAGAATCAGCGGAAGTTCCAAGCGGTTCTTGAGGCGACCGGCGGCGCGGCGGGGATCACGGCCCAAGAGATGGCCAAGCTCGCGGGCGATCTGCAAGCGGTGACGAACTTTGAGGATGACGCTACGATGGGCGCGGCGGCAATGATGGCCAGCTTCGGCAACGTGCGAGGCGACAATTTCGGGCGGTCTATCGAGTTGGCTCAAGACTTGGCCACGGTGATGAACATTGATCTCGACTCAGCCGTCAAGAAAATGGGAAAGTCGTTCAAAGACCTATCCGAAGAGGACGTGACCAAGAAGCTCGACGAGATGCAGGCCAAGTTCGGCGGTGCGGCGGAAGCTGTGGCCGATCCTTGGAAGCAACTCCAGAACACGCTTGGCGACGTTGGCGAGGGTATTGGCTCCGTTCTGCTGCCGAGCATCAACGTGCTGTCCGAGTCGCTCACGTCGATGCTGGGCGTGGTGGCAGGAGGAGGCGAGTGGTTCAAGGGACTCGGAATCGAAGCGGCTGTCGTGCTGTCTCACATGGGCGGGCTGCTCACGCTCGGCGTGACTCAGTGGGAGTTGTTCGGCGTCCAGGTTATCGCGAGCGCGGCGCATCTATTCACAACGGCGTTGCCGACCTATCTGACATGGTTCGGCGACAACTGGGGCAAGGTGTTGTTCACCGCGGTGGACTACGCCGCGACGCTGTTTATCAATCTCGGAACGAACATCAGGAACATGTGGTCTGCGGTCGTGAGCTTTCTTTCGGGCAACGGATTCGAGTTCGACTGGACTCCGATGACCGAAGGATTCAAGAGCGCGATCGACAAGCTGCCTGATGTTCCCGAGCGTGTGACGAGCGATTTCGAGAAGTCACTTAAGGACCAGATCGACGGCATGAGTACAGACCTTGGTGCGTCGATGGATACGCAGCGGGCGGAACTCGAAAAGAAGTTCTCGCCGCTCGCGAAGCCAATGCCGACCAACCCGGAAGATGTCGTATCGAAAGAAGCCAAAACAAAGAACGTCAAGGAATCTAATAAAGCCGCATTCCAAGGCTCGTCAGAGGCCGCGTCGATCATGCTGCGAGGCGTAGGCGGCGGGAAGTCGATTGAGGACATCGCGGGCAAGCAACTGACTGTCGCACAGCAGCAGTTGGACGCGACGAAGGCGAACAAGCCACAGCCAATGACGGCTGTCGATTTTGGAGTATAGCGATGCGAGTCACGATCATTTCAGAAGTCGAGTACGAGCCGACAGCCAGCGATCATCGATCGTGCTGGGGATCGTTGCACAAGCGGCCACGTGTGATGCCAGACGGTATCTGCGGGCCGATGGTCTATTACTTTCCCAAGGGCAGAACACCGGACCTGCCCGACAATATCGCCGTGGAGTACATCACTCGCGGCGTGGCTGTGGCATATAGCAACGAGCAAGTGGTAGAGCAAACAACGACCGAAATCCTCGCGGGAATGGCGGTCACTCAATGACATGGTACGTCGGTCTCGTCGATTTCTCGGGCGAATCGGAAGTCCAGCAGGACGGCCGTTGTGTGTCGCGGTACACCCGTAAGTATCTCGTGAGAACCGACGCGGCTACGTTTCAAACCGAGGCTCAAGTCGCTACGGCTGTGGGAATCAATCGCGGCTCGGCACTGGCGGCAGACCCCAACGCGATCTGCCACAAAGCGAGCATCGGACCCGGACCAGCGATGACGCGAGCGCCTTATCTCGCGTATTTCGCGACATACGAATGGGCCACCAACGCGACGTTGCCAGATACCGTAGACGATGACCCGACGACGCGGCGAACGCTCACGTCGATCAGCCCGACGATCCAAAGCACGTACATTATCGACTACATGGACGGCACGACGCGCAAGGTGATTCTCGACTCGGCAGGACAGCCGTTCGATGGCGGCATTCCCGTTGACGTGAGGATGGGCACGGTCACGAAAACACGAAATAAGGACGCGGCGGGATACGATCAAAACGCAGTGTTAGCCAATAGCGGCAAGGTCAATGCCGTGACGTATCTCGGCGGCGAACCGGGGACGGTGCAGGTCGATATCTCGGCAGCAGAGAAATACGAGGGGGCATTTCATCTATGGGCCGAGACATTCACATTTAATTACCGCCCAACGGGATGGCAACCGACTCCACTTCAGGCGGGCTTCTATTGCCGAGACGTAGCTGGAGGCGAGCCACGCCGCATCCTCAACTCCGATGTCGGCGCTGGGGGAGACGACGGCGAGTGTCCAGAGCCTCAGCCGCTTGACGATGATGGGTTGATCGTGCCCAAGGCAGATCGCCCTGATGGCTGCAAATTCAAGACGGACGTGACATACTTCAAGAGTATGGATTTCACCTCATTTGGGTTATGATGTATCTATGAAAAGCATCTGGAAAATGACCGGCGTTTATTCAATCCGGCACATAGCCAGCGGGAAGAGGTACGTCGGCAGCGCGTCTCGTGGAATCGGGTACAGATGGTGGGAACACAAGCATCACCTCTCCAAAGGACAACACCACAGCAAGCATCTACAGTCTGCGTGGAATAAGTATGGACCAGATGCGTTTGTTTTTGAGATACTGGAAAGATGCCTTCCAGAACATGCAATCGCTGTCGAGCAGGTCATGATGGACTACTACCGAGCAGCGGACCAACGATACGGATACAACATCGCCGCCACAGCGGGAAGTCGTCGTGGAATACCTCACGACGCAGAGTCGCGAAAAAAAATAGGCGACGGCAACCGTGGCAAGATCGTGTCTGATGCTACAGCGCGAAGATTAAGTGAATCACTCATCGGGCGCGTCGTGACCGAAGAGACGCGACTAAAGCTGTCGATCGCCATGACCGGGAAGACGCACACACTGGAAACACGAGCCAAGATATCGCGACTCTGCAAGGGTTACGTCAGAACTGCGGAACACAATCAAAAGCTGTCTCAAGTCCGACGTGGTAAAGTGCGAACGGAAGAGCAACGCGAAAACATGCGTCGCGGAATCGCATGTGCCAAGCTACGCCGCGCATCCTTGTTGCTTTCCATCCTTCCGCCATTCAATCTCTAAAGGATCGACGACATGGCCGATCCTGTATATGGACTGACGCAGACAGCGGCGAAGCAAGTCGGTCAGGTCGTGCGCGAAGTGCTGCGGACGCTTCCACCAACTGGCAGACGGACGCGGCGAGTGATTGGCGGCGGTGCTGGCAGTGCCGCACAAGGCCGACTGACATCAGCTCTCACAGCCTGCGATAATGCCCTCACGGGCGCGACGACGTTCACGTTTGCCCGCTATGTCACCGACAGCGATATCGACCCGCAAACCGACCCCGTAACGATGAAGGAAGAGGTTGACAGCGAAGACCCGCCAGCGATAGTCGAGACGGAGGGAGTGAATCGAAGCCCGCTCGAAGCCGCTGTCGATGGGCATGTCGTGTGTGTGAAAATTAACGGCGAGTGGGTGCCGGTATTGGTATTCGATGTATGTCCCGAATAGAGGTGAATCATGACACAAAAATCATTCGTAAATAACGCAGCCGCAACAAAGGCACAGTATGCACTCACGATGACTGGCACGTTCGTGGCCGGTGAGACGATCACGATCACGATGAATTCCAAGACGCTCGTGGTCACGATTGGGACGCTCGTCACGCTGACACAAGTCGCCACGACCGTGAAAGAGGCGTGGCAATCGTCCACATTTACCGACACCACAGCGAGCTGCCTCCCGCAAGGTGGTGGCACGTCTATCGGCGAAATGTCCACCATGACCGCGACATCGAGTGCCGGAGTTGTGACGATCATCGGCGACACGGCTGGAGTTCCTCACACGATCAGTTCCGCCAGCGATACGTCTGCGAGTGGCACGGCAACGCTGACCACTATCGTCACGGCGACCGGCCCTAAATTTGCCGATAACGTGCTGAACTGGCTCGACGGAAGCCTGCCAGTATCGACGGACGATATCATCATCAACGGCCCGTTCCAGATGCTCTACGGCTTCGCTGCGTTCTCCGCTGTCGTCCCGGCTTCGATCACGATTGGCGAACGATGCGGAGCGACGACTCAGATCGGCCTGCCATTCATCAACGCGGCTGGGTACAACGAATATCGAACGACGGAATGGAGTGTCGGGCCAGTCCTGCTCAACGTGCGAGGGGCTGCGGGGCTTGTCAAAATCAACTGCGGCTCTACGATCTGCACAGCCAACGTATACGCGAGCGGGACGAGCCTAGAGACTGGATTCGCTCCGATCCAATTACGCGGAACGCACGCTTCCAACAGCATCCACGTACACGGTGGAAACGCATCCATTGCAGCACGCGGCGAGACGGCTACTATGCTTACGTCACGACAGACGGGGGCCGGAAGATTGCTGCTCGGCAACGCGGTCACGTTCACGAATTTGAGCGGAAACATCACAATCGTCGCGGACTGATAATGCTCAAAATTGGACGCAGACCCTATACCTCTTGCCCGTACCGCTGGAGTCTATCCACGTCGGGCATCAGCACGGGTGAAGGCGATTGCAGCGAAGAACAATGCCTAGACCTTAACGGCGACTTCCTGCTGGATTTCAAAGCGTGCGACAGCAAGGGCGGGAAGCTCGTTTGGGCTAACGAGTGCGAAGGGAATATCGAATCCGATCCATCACCTTGCATGATTTGTGAAACAATACTCAACAACAATCTGCCTTGGACGCCTCCCGAGGTTAATTACACGGAGTCCGGTGCGACGATTGTTTGGGGCACTGGTTGGACTGGCATACTTGGTTGGTCGAGCCTGTTTTACGATAGGACTTTCGCGTGCGAGTGGAGCGACAGGAAGTTCGGCACGATCACAACGAGCGATCCCGACTCTGTGGCGTTTCCTCCTCCTGACATGGGTGGCGGTTATGGCGGCAGAAAATATTGGGTAGAGTCGTCTCCCGGTGTGTTTACGTGCGACCTTCTGCTGTACGCGACATTCCGCAGCGCGAGCAGGCGGATTGATATTCACGCTGCGATACCGGATTGGGACGACCCTGACGTTCTAGCCGGAAGCCGTCAGCTATTTCTTGCGACGGGATACATCGGAGACCCAGCGTCGTGCGAAACGCCAGAGACATTTGCTGTCGATTCTTCCGCGACACTTAACACCACTGCGTTCGACTTTTCGGGTGAAGTCGTCGTCACATACTCGGGAGAAGGCGGCTCAACCGGCCCTGACAAGAACGACCGCATCCGCAGCAAGTGGCATCTCGAATACGACATCGAGGCCCAACTCTGGACGCTGCGTTCGTTCAACCGCATCGACTACCCGATCTACACGCTGAGCGATTCCGATCCATGCACGGGCTACACGAAGACGCTGCTATTGGCCGACAAAGGCGACGCGGCAGACGGCTGCGGTGTGGCTCCGAGCGAGGTCACGATCACTCGCGTCTGCCCGCCGGATCGCGTCGGCAAATCGGCGTTGCTGGAGGATCGAAAGCCCAACGGAGCGACCGGCAAAACGAAGCGCCAATGCGGCTGTGACTGTCAGGACGAAGTGGACGACAGGCGTCACACCTGTGCGACAAAATGCACGTCTACCGAGGACGAGGGCTGCGGGAACATCAACCCCGCTCCCGATGACATCACCTGCCGCTATCCAGAGGCCATCAACTGCTGCGAGAACACGGCGGGCAAGGATGTCCCTTGTGCCTACACGGTGGAGTTCGAGTGCGATATTTTCTTCGATATCGAGGACGTGCGGCATAAGATCGCAGCAAAGCAAGTCGTGATGCGGCGTGAGTGCTACTTTGAAAACGGTTGCGAATTCGTCGCGGCTGGGCCGGAGTCATCGACCGGCGGCTCTCCCGTGATGGACACGGACGGATTTCCGGGGGCGCAGCCGGTTTGCTCGTCGTGTGCCGATTTGTGCCTAACCGGATGCACTTGGGACGCTTGGACCGTGGCGGCTTGTCCTCCTCCTGCTGGTGGCTGTGATTGCGGCTTGGCGCTGTGCTACGACACGACACCACTGACAGCTAATGTCGGCACGATTGCAGGGTTGACACAGACGACAATACAGCTCGATGCGGCATTGCCGTATGATGTTCTCCCAAGATGCCGGACCTACGTGTCATTCATTGGCACAATTGAAAACCGCGACGTATTCGGACTCAACTACTCCATGTTCGCTGACCTGCAATTGTCAGAACGGTGTCTCAGCCTTAGTCTGCAATACTTCGACAATTCAGTTTCGTCGACGACGTTTGAATACGCAACCTACACGGCAACGGTTCCCGAGCCGATAGTCTGCCCCGACAGCATCATATTCACAAAGACATCTGGCGGAAGTGTGTTCCCGAACACGGTAGAAATCACGAACCCATAAATGCCAGCCCAAAACATCATCGACGCACTCGGCATCTCGTGGAAGCTGGACACCAGTTCCGACTACGCGACGTTGACCTACGCGCATCCGGTTCTCGGCCTGCTCCAATACACGGGGCTGGCTCCGTGGATCGCGGACAACGTGAACACGGTGCATCTGACCTCGCGCGGCGATCTACCCGCTCCCGGCGACGAGGGCTATGTCAAAGTCCTGCCTGATTCCGTGTGCATCCGGCCGCTATACGATGCGAACGGGTGCGGCTGCTATGACCTCGTGACCTACGATTCAGCGGCTGTGCAGTGCGAGTGTAAAGACCCGGGATGCGATTGCATCCCCGAGAAGATGTGTTTGACCTGCGACGGCTCGACAGAGTGCTGCGAGGGCAACGCATGCGTCGGTGG